GGATTCTCCGTCTCCGTCCATATCCCGTCCTCGTCCTGGACGACGAGACGGAGACAGAGCTTCCCGATGTCCGATGCGATCTGCGTCACGCACGCATAGACGGCGAAGTAGCTCAGGACGGTATCGACGGACTGCTCGTCGTTACGCTGCCACGCGCCCGCGTAGGGCTCGCGAACGAGCGGGAACCACGGTCCGCCGCTCGAACGCGAGTAGATCGGCGACAGGCCGGACGGTACGGCGGCTTTCCAGATCGCCGCGATCGTCCGCGTTAGCCAGGAGCGAAGCGCCACGCGTTCCCCTTAGAGGAGCCGCCCGCCGCCGCCTTCGTCCGCCATGAGCGTGAGCGTCCCCGGTGCGTACGTCTGTACCGTGCGCTGGACCGTTCCCGTTCTGACTTTCTTCCAGTTGATAAAGCGCTCGACGCGCAAGCCGATCAGATTGTTCTGCCAGAACGACGTAAGAATCGTCGTTGCCAGCGCCGGATTGTCGGGCGCGCTGTCCATCTGGATCGACGCTTCGCGCGAGACGTCGATATTGATTCCTCCCTCGTCGGCGTACAGGATCCCCGCGGGCTGGAGCGCGACGACGTTCGTCCCCATCGTTTGCGATCCCAGGAACGTGACGCCGTACGCGGAGCCGCCTTGCGCGGAGAGTCCCGGATACGCGGGCGCGCCCGTCGTCGTCTGCGAGAACGCGAGCGCCATAAGGTTTACTTCGCTCATGAGCACGTACGAGCCTTTGACGGGAAGTCCCGCCGCGGCGATCGCCGACAAGAGCGCCGCGATATCCGTCCGCGCGTTCGCGGGCGTCGCGCCCGCCGACGTGATCGGCGTGACGCCATTCGTGATCGATCCGGGAATGATCGGCGGCGCCGCCGCGATCGTCGGATCGACGAATTGGACGTCCAGGAATTGCGCGATCCCGTCGCGCATATCGCGCCGGATCACTTCCTCCGCCGACGGCGTCGAGACGCGCGCGAGCTCCTCCGTAATGACGATGATGCCGCTACATTTCGTCATACCGAGGTTTGCCGATCCGAACGTGAGCTTCGAGACAGGCTTCGGCGCGGCTTCTCCCACCCAGCCGTACGTGCCGCCCGCCGTCTGCGTCGGAAGCGTGATATTGAACGGGACGAGCTTCAATCCGGAGATCTGTCCGAGGAGCGTCGCCGGACGGAGGTATTCGAGAAATTCCTCCGCCATGGGCTTGAGCGGCGCGAGCTCCGCCGCCCATCCCGCCGTGGTCGACGTCCCCGCGGCGATCGCGGCGCGGAGGACGAGCTCGACTTCGGGCGTCGAGTCCTTCCATTGCTTCGCGTACTCGATCGCGCTCCGTTGCGGATCGCGCGCCGCCCACACTTTCGCCATTACGAGCCGCGCGAATGCGGTCCCTTGCGGGAGAGTCGATCGGACTTGAATCTGTCGCGACGGCTCCGCTCCGCGCTGTCTCGCGCCGTCGACGCTCGTCGTCGACGTGATCTCCGTCGCGCGCTCGACGTTGAGCGTCTCCAGCGTCCGACAGCGTCGGAGATCGGCGTCGAGCGATCGGACTTCGCCGTCGAGCGCGTCGTATTCGGCGGCTTGCGTCTCGTCGAGCGTCGTCCCGTTCGCTCCGGCTTCCGCCATGAGCGCCGCCATTTTCTGAGCCTTCGTCTTGCGCGTCATTTCGTAGGACGCGATCTGCTCTTGTAGTGTCATAGGGGACGCGCTCCGGCGCGTCGTCGCGGTAGTGCTCCCGGCGCGGAGCGTATGACGGCCAGACGCGGCCAGATCGAGCGACTTGATCGTTTGGATCGTCGCGTTCTCATTCGCTGGAATTGTCACAAGCGAGAGCTCCAGGAGCTCCGACTTGATAAAGCGGATCGAGAAAGTTTCCTTGATGAACGCTTCCTCAATCGAGCGGAAGCCGATCGAGACGCCCGACAGCAGTCGAGCCTTGATCGACTGCCACGCTTCCTCGATCCGATCGCGGAGCGTCCCCGGCTCGTCGACGATCGGGAGCTCTGCCTCAAAGTCGATCCCGTCCTTCGTCGGCGGAAAGAATCGCACTAAGCCGACAGGCTTTTTCGAGTCGTGGTACAGGAGCAACGGGAGCGGATTCTTGTACGTGATCCCTAACGGCTCGACGACGTCGCCCAGTCGATCGGGATCCGGCGTCGACGCGACACCCGCGATCGTGCGGCGCTCGTCGTCGGCCGACTTGATACGAAGCACAGAGTACGCGCGGCGTATCGGCTGTGGATCCATGCGTCGCAGGATACGCCTGTGGTCGGATTTACTGGCACCGCAAATTCTAAGTCCGCGGCGCGACGGGACTTACTCGCGATCGGTCCGTTCGTCGATCGCTTCGCGCACGATCTCCGCGACGCGGCGCCCGTCCTCGTCGGCGACGCGCCGGAGCTTGAGACGCTGTCCAGAAGTGACGCGGACGACGAGACGCACAGACGGCTCGTCGCCGGAGAGCGGCGGGCGTCCCCGCTCGCGTTTAGCTTCGTCGTTCATTGGTTCCCCCCGATTATGTAGATCGAATATTCGGGAGCTCGCGGCGCGAGTGTCAGCGCTTTTTGTCCCATGATCAGCGCGACGGCGCCGTCGATCCGTTTCGCAGGATTCCGCGGCTTGACCGGCCGGATCCGTCCCGCGTCGTCCGTCTTGACGGCGACGTTCTCCCAGCACCATCGCAGCACGCGCTGTCCATCGTGCAAGACGCGCCGTCCCTTGATCAGCGCTTCGACGATCTGGCACGCTTCGCTGAGCATCTTGTAATTCTGGAGGACTTCGACGATCGAGAGTCCCGCGAGATCGCGGAGCTTCGTCGCCAGATCGGTCGCGAACGCGGGATCGTAGGCGATCGTCCCTTCCTTCAATCGTGGGTAACGCTCGACGATCGTCGTCGTGATATCCCGATAGATCCGCGAGTAGTCGATCACGCTGCCTTCCGTTGCCGTGAGCAAACCCAGATCGCGGTAGACGTCGTACGGGATCCCGTCCTCCTGGGCATGCTGGCGGATCGAGTCCTCCGGGATCCAGAAGTACGGGCGGACGATCAGATCGTAATTGAGCTCGATCGACTTTTTCACGATCGCGCCCGTCGCGTCGTCCTCCCCGACGACGTCGAGCGGCGTCTCCGTCGGCTCGAGGACGCGCGGACGCTTGAAGACGAGGACGAACGCGGCGAGATCCCACTTCTGCGAGAGATCGAGTCCCGCGGCGACGTCGAGCGTCTTAAGCTCCGCGTCGTCGATCGTCGTCTTGCACCGATCCCACCATTCGATCGGGATCCATGCGGTCGCCTGATTCGTCCAGACGTTCAAGTGATACCGCAAAAAATCATTCCGCTTGCGCGGCTCCGCGGCGGCTTCGCGTGACTCTTCGACGATCTCGTCGTGACGGACCGTCGTCCCGTGGCCCGGATTGACGCGGCGCCAGACGGCGGGATCCTGCCAATCATCATCCGGCTGCTTCTCGAAGATCACCGGGAGCGTCGTCTCCAGATCGGCGCTTCCCTGGAGCACGCGCTTCGCGAGCTCGTACTCCTCGTAGCAGATTCCTTCGTCGTCGGTCCCCGCGTGCGAAATGATAATCAGCAACGGTTGATCGCGCTTCGCGAGCGACTTGCGGAACGCTTCGTAGAGATCGCGATTCCGGATCGCGTGGAGCTCGTCGAAGATCACGCCGTGCGGACGGAAGCCGTGCTTCGTCGCGGCGTCGCTCGCGATCACGACGTAGCGCGCATGCAGCGTCGGCCAGACGATCGCGTCCTTCAAGATCGCGCATCCTTCGCGGAGCTCCGGCGCGGCGGCGATCATGATCTTCGCGCCGTCGTGTACGATGCGTGCCTGCTCGCGGTCCGCGGCGATCGCGTACACTTCGGCGGCGGCTTCCCCGTCGAGCCGCGCGAGATAGATGCCGAGTCCCGCGCCCAATGGACTTTTCCCCCATCCCTTCGGACAGAACGCGAAGAGCTTCCGGAAACGTCGGAGCCCGTCGACGGCGCGTCTCCAGCCGAAGAGCGGACGGACGATCAGCCATTCCTGATCGCCGCGGAGCTCGAACGCGCGTCCGGCAAACGGGCCGATATGATGCGAGAGAAAGAGCGGAAAGAATCGCGCGGCGCGCTCCGCTTTCGTCGGATCGTAGTAGTAGCGTCCCCCGTGCGTTTCCCAGCGATCGCGCGTCGAGCTCCAGGACGGCCGGAAGTCGAGCGAGACGCCCATCCAGCGCTCCGACGGCGACGGACCGTCTCCGTACCACGGGCGGAGCTTAGTCGTCTTTCTCACGGCGCCGCGTACTCCAGCGCTCCCCGACAATCAAGCACGCGTCGCACTTGCATCCACGGCGCGCCCAAACATAGCCCGCGGCGTCGCGGACTTTCCCCATATCCCCGACGACGCGGTACCCGTGGCAGACGTGGCACGTCCGGATTTTGAGTCCGACGCAATGCACGCACGTCGCCGACGGGAGCCACGGTAAAAAGATCGGATGATCAACCACGATCTCCCGCGTCGCGCACGAAGCGCGCGCGCGCGTCTCCGCTCGTCGTCGGCGCCGCCGCCGCCGGCGCTCCCGGCATAAGGACTGCGTTGATACGGCTCCGCGCTGTCGGCGTCAATCCGAGTTTTTCGTCGACGTGCGCGAGAAGCGATCCCGTCCGGAGCGCCTGTACGCGCGCTGGGTTTGGACGCGGGATCCCTTGCGCTCCAGCCGTGATCACGATCGGCGCTTTCGCCGCCGCCGCTTTCTCCTTCCTCCAGGAGCTCCAGAGCTCACAGTGAACGATCGCGAGCGCGCGGTCCGCGATCGTGATCTGGCCGATCCGGATCGCTGGCACGATCGCCGACTTCCATTCCGCCGCCGCGACCGCGTCGCCGCGGAGCTCGTCGGGAATCTCCGGATCGATCGGATCCGGTACGGGCTCGTTCTTGTTGAGCGGGCGCTTCTGTGGATTCCCCTGGAGTATGCGGAGCGCCGTCGGCGTCGGTTTACGTCCTACCATCTTCGATCCCCTTTCTCGTACCATGCGTCGCACGGTTCGAGCTTGCAATCGTGCTCTTTACTAAAGCGCCGCGCCCAGTCGCGGTACGCTTTCCAGTCCGCCCGACAGAACGCGTCCTCTACCGCGCACAGTGTTTTCCAGAGAAGCTTTTGTAGCGGTCCGTTAAGTGACGCGCCGAACGCTAACATCATTGCGTCGCACGTCTCCGCGAAGTACTCGATCCTATTCGCTCGTTCCTTTGACGTCATAACGATCCCGTAAGGAGCCGACGAAAAACGTCGGCGGACGCCCGTCTAATGCTCGTCAGATACCGCGGAGACGTGCGGCGGCTA